TGTTACTGATTTGCTGCTATTACTTGGTATTGTTTCATTGCTTTACGGTATATATTCAATTTATCAACCAGCTACCTACATAGTTTTTGGAATAATTTTAATAATTGCGTTTAAGCCTTCATTTACTACAATAAATCGTAACTTGAACAATACTATCAGGAAAAAACAATAATGGGTTTTATTTCTAAGTTTTTAAGGGAGGTTCGTTCCGATTCCATTATATCTCTGAGAAATCCACCAAAATGGTTTATTGATATGACTCAAGGTGGTGTCACGAATTCCGGGCAAGCGGTAAATCAGCATAGTGCATTAACACTTTCAACTGTTTATTCATGTGTTAATATTGTTTCAGATACAATGGCAATGATGCCGCTTGTTGTAAATAAACGCTTGTCAGAAGGTGGAAAGCAACGTTATAAAGATAGCCCGATTTATTCAATTTTACATGATGAACCGAACCCCGAACAAACATCATTTCAATGGCGCAAAATGATGTATACCCATTATTTACTATGGGGGGTTGGAATATCATTAATCGAATACCATAAGGGAACAGGGATTCCGAAACATCTATGGCCGATTTTACCTTGGCAAGTTAAACCGAGTCGTACTGCTAAAGGTTCTTTGTTTTACGAATGGAATCACGACGGAAAAACGGAAGCGTTAACGCCATCTGAAGTTGTGATTATTACAACACTACAAACCAATGATAAATTCGTTTCACCAATTTCATTACATAGGGAAACGATAGGTGCAGCAATGGCGGTTAATGACTACGGTGCCAAAACTTTTGGAAGCGGTATAAACCCTGCTGGAATACTTTCTGGTGTTACAATTTCAGATGAAGACAGCGAGGAATCTATAAGCCAGAAGTTTAGCGATTGTTATGCCGGAATGAATAGCAATAAAAATTTAATGATCCTCTCAGATCAAGTAAAATTTGAAAGAGTTGGTTTACCGCCGGAGGATGCACAATATCTTGAAACAAAAAAATACAATGTTTCCGAGATATCCCGAATATTCAACGTCCCTTTGTTTATGCTTAACGAACATGAAAAACAGACTTCGTGGGGTTCGGGGATAGAGGAGCAAAAAAACGGATTTGTAACTTTTAATATACTCCCTAAATGTGTACAAGCGGAACAAGAATTTAACAGGAAATTATTAAAGGATAATACCAATACTTTTTTTACCGAATTCGTGACCGCCGGTTTACTGAGGGGTACGATGAAAAGCCGGATGGAATCTTATGAGAAAGGTTTCATGCTAGGTATGTACAATACGGATGAACTAAGAGAACTGGAAAGTTTAAATCCATTACCTGACAATGAAGGTAAACGGCATTTTGTACCGCTTAATATGCAATCACTTGAAAATTTTCAGAACAATGTTAACAAGGATTAATCGTTATGCCATACCCGAATGAACATACGGCAAGAATTGAAAAGCCGTCCGAATTTATAAATGATTCATTTAGGAGGAAAAATATTGCAAGGGGTATTGTACTTGTACTTGCAAGAAGAGAAAATAAACCCGATGAAATGATAAAACAGGCTTATCGTTTTAATGTGCGATATTTTTCCGCCGCTCAATCACTCGACTGGTTGAAAGATAATGAAGTTGAATATTTATCATTTGAACCGGCAAAAGAATTGAATGAAGATAATAATAAATTCGATGATGATGATTTACGAATTCAAGCTGATTTAAAAAATGAATTCAGGTATATAATAGATGAACAATGTTTATTCAGAGAAGATTCATCGGGTGAACAATTGCAATCGTACGTTGACGGAAAAGGCATTGTATACAATTCCATAACGGAATTATATCCGGGGGTATTCGAAAGCATTGAACCGGGTGCCTTTTCCGAATCCTTAAGTAATTACAGAACAATTAAAAGTTTTATAAATCACAACCCGACTAAAATATTATCCACAACCCGGAGTGATCCGCAACTTGAATTGTTGGACGGTAATAATTTTCTGGAATTCAGAGCACCTATCCCGCCGACAACCTACGGAAAAGACTTAAAGGTTAATTTAAAAAGGGGAAATATAAACGGTGCTTCATTCTCCTTTCATGTTAACGTTGATGGTGATAGATATAGGAAATTACCGGATGGTAGTCTACATAGATCAATTTTCAGTGCTGAATTGTTTGAAGTCGGGCCGGTTACTAATCCCGCATATGAACAAACGGAAGTTGTCTTACGTAATAAAGACTTTTTTAATCAGGTTCATTCGATACTTGATAAAAGAAATAATGATGATAATGAATTAATTAGCATCAAAGAATTTTTACAGAAAAGAAAGGGGCTGTAATATGTCGCTTAAAGACATTGCAAAACTCAGAAATGATCTTCATGTGAAGGTTGAGGAGTTGCGTACATTGTACGAAACAATCGAATCGCGCGAAGACAAAAAACCAACGGAAAGTGAAAAGGAAACATTAAATTCACTTCGTGATGAAATTACTAATCGTGAAGATGAAATCGCAACGGTTGAAATTATTCAAAGAGATGAACTGGCAACACAACAAAAAAATGACTATGAAAAAGATATTGAAAACAGTGAATTTCGCAATTTCGGACATTTTGTCCAATCTGCTTGGGAAGGCCGCATTGATAAATCACAGGAGACTGAAAGACGGGATTTATTGATGGGTGACGGGCCGAGTGCCGGTTTTCTTGTTCCAGATGTTTTCGGCGGTCAATTGAAAGCACTAGACCCTATGGAAAACGTTGTAAGGCCGCGCGCTCAATATCTGGGTGGTGGATCGGATGCAACGGTTGTTTTCAATTCGCTTGATCAATCAGGATCACTCGGCGTTTATGGTGGTGTTACTGTAAATTGGATAAATGAAACTGCAGCCGTACCCGATGCAGGCGATATGAAATTCAAGCAAATTAAACTAGAACCAAAAATCGCATCGGGGTACGTTGATATATCAAGGAAATTGATGAACAATGCTTCCGAAATATCCGATTATATTCAAACACAATTGCAACTTGCTATGAGAGGTTCTGAAGACCAGAAATTCTGTAGTGGCTCGGGAGTCGGTTGTCCTCTAGGTTTTATCGGCCATGCATCCAGTATTGAGGTGTCAAGAAATACTGCCGCTGACTTTAAATATGCTGATATTTCAAGTATGTATTCAAAAGTTAAATTTAATGCCAGACTTGTTTGGGTAATTAATCCTTCAGTTTTGCCTAAATTACTCAATATGGTTGACGGTGTAGGAAATCTAATATGGCAACCGAATGCCCGTGATGGCAAACCTACCTCATTGCTCGGTATACCGGTAATTTATTCTGATGTACTTCCCGTACTTGGTACAAAAGGAGATGTATGTCTGGTTGATCTTTATTACTATGGTGTTCGTGATGGTTCTCCTATGTTTATTCTGTTTGATCCTTATAGTCAGTCTGGTACGGCACTCATCAGGATTTATCTGTTCTGGAATGTCGACGGACAACCGATGCTTACTAGCCCGTTGCTATTAGAGGATAGTACCACAACACTTTCACCTTTTGTCGTTTTGAAATAAGGAGAATAAAAAAATGAATAAGTTTTTTGATACGGAAAAAATTGATGTAGGTATTGGCCCAATTGCGGTTAATACAACCAAATATAGCCAGTATATCAGTTTATCTGAAGGTAGGCGGGTAGCTTTTGTATTTAGTATCGGTGCAATGGCGGCAAGTGCAACTTTAGTCGGTCAACTTTATCAAGCTACGGATGCGGCCGGTACCAGTGCGAAAGTTGTTACGAATGCAACTTGCACTATTACAGCTAATACAAAAGTCAAGGAGGCAACCGTCACCCTTGCAAGTTGTGTTGCTACTGAAACAGTAGTAATTAATGGGTTGACATTCACGGCTGCAGCTGCCACCGATAAAACCGCGCGTGAATTTAAAGTCGGGGTTTCCGATACAGCGGATGCTGCAGAACTGGTTACATGTATAAATGATACAACCTATGGTGTGCCCGGTTTATTTGCGGAGAGTGCTTTGGGTGTAGTTTCTTTGAGAGCAAGTGAACCGGGTGACCAATATATAACGGTTGTAGGTGATACACATGCAACTGCCGCTACTGTTATGGCTGATGCGGTTATCGAAATTGAAGCTGACATGCTTGACATTGAGAATGATTTCGACCATGTAGCAATATTATTGACAACCAGTGCATCGATGTTATGTCAAGTAACTGCTTTTAGAGGTAGAAACAGATATACTCCTGTTCAATACCTCGGCGCATATAAAACAAACGTTGCTTCATAATTTATAGGGGGGGTTTAAATATCCCCCTGTTAACTTAAGGAATATTTTATGAGTGTAAATATATATGATTACATGAAAATTGATACAGCTCAGGGCCAAATAATATCAGCCGTACCAGTAATGAGTTATTATTTCAGTTTAGCGGAATCGCAAAACGCAGCGTTTTTATTTACAATGGGTGAAACACTGAATGCCGGACGAAAAGTTTCAGGGCAATTATATCAAGCAAAGGATCAAAACGGAACCGATTCTAAAGTAATAACAGGTGCTACATGTGAAATAGAAGCTAATATTAAATGTAAAAATACAACCGCTTCGCTGAATAGTGTATCACCGGGTGATACTATTGTAATAAATGGATTGACTTTTACGGCACATGCAACAACCACAACTTATGCAAACAGAGAATTTAGTATTGCCGGGGGTGATGATACAGGTACTGATGAATTAATTGATTGTATAAACCATCCTGAATATGGGGTTTTAGAAATTACTGCAATTAAATCCGGAACACATCATATGACAATGACACCAACAATTCCGGGTATTGGCTATATAACAACTGTTGGAGCTTATTCAATAACCGTTCGTTCATGGGCAATTGAGGGTTTGATTGAGGTTAACGCTGACATGCTTGATTATATCAATGGGTATAATCACGTTGCGATACAATTGACACCAAGTACCAGTTTAATATTATTTGCCGCAATATTGAG